AAATCCGCCACTGAATGGCTCTCTGCGCTGTTAGAAATAACAGCGTTCGAGAAGGTTGATGCAAATCACCCCCTAAGTGCGGACTCAGCCCACGTTTTTAGTCGCATACGCGTCTCTAAGAACGAGGGCGGTGTTCGCACCTACCATCCCCTATCTGCTGAACAGGCGAAAGCCAAACAGCAGATGTTTGCACGGTTGTGGGCGAAAGTTCCCATCCTCCTGAAATTCCTTGCGGACTACGTCACCAAGGTTAACGGGAAGGATGAGCACATCACCCTGACCACCGATCTTCTCCCCCGTGTCGAAAACGCCACATCTATTGCAGATCTTATTAAGAGATGCAATGGGCTTGGCCAGTCAACGGGTCTCGAGCAGCTAAACAAACGCTGCTATTCTTCCTTCCCTTTCCTCCATCCAAGTGTCAAACGATTCTTGAAGGGGGGTGCGGAAAAGTGGAACGAGAGAGTAAAAACTCTCTCCGAGAAGAAACTCTCCGACGAGGATATAAAAACCCTCAATCAGCAGGTCTCTAAAAAGACCGAAGGTGCTCCTAAGCGGCGCGGGAATCGAGCGAAGCGCGAGGAATCAAATTCCTCTGCGCCTAAACCCGATGCCCCAACTGATTCGTCTGAAGTCTTCAAGGCTTACAACGAGGGCACGCCCCGTAACGTTTGCGTCCACTACTGGAATGGACACAAATGCACCTCTAAAAACCCAGAACACGCAGAGCGGTTCAAGCACGATGGACCAGTGTCTGCTAGCCCAAAGCCTCGACCCCCGAGAGTTGTCGCTGCAGGCAGCAGAGGAGTTGCTCCTCCACCATCCGTCCAGCCCGTGGCGCCACCAGCGCCCAATCCTGCTACCCCAGCAGGACCACGAGGAAACCCTCCTGGTCCAGTGGGGACCGCTCCTGGGTCCGAGAACGAGTTCCAAAGAACCGTCCTCGAGGCCCTTAATTCCCTCGGCGGCCGAATGGCAGCTATGGAAGGGCGTCCTGCGGGACCGCAATATGCGGCGGCTCCAGCACCTCCGGGCTACGGCCCGGCTGTCGGAGGGTATGGACCTTACGGTCCACCCCCCCCACCCTACTACGGCTTCGGCCGACAATGGTAGGGCGCTGGAGGACTTGAGCTCCCATAAACATTTGGTCGAGACGGTACTCAGGTGCATTGCACTTGATACTATCCCTGAGTATGCTATGGTCGAGTTCAATCGTGTGTTCGAAAACTCCGTTCCTCGTGAAGAATTCCCGTATTTCTACAGGTATGAGCACAACGGTTCGGAGTTAACATCTATCAGTAAGAGCCAGTTTGATAGATACCAAGAAGCAAAGGCCAAGAAAAAGAAGGGTCCGAAAGGACAAACGTTAACCTTCGATGACAAGCCCGCGCCGCCTCTGGTACTTTCTAGCTGGATTCCACCTACTGCTGGAACACGGCATCTTTCCTGGGCCGACATGGCTGATGAAGACGATCAAGATAACCCCTTGATTCTACAGTTTCCCAACGAAAGTCGGGAGACAACGCAGATTCGAAGGAGGATCCGACAGTCTGGTCAGGCACGTACGGCCTACGTCTACTTTGGTGTCGCTGACGACGGTACTACGGTTCGAAACCAAATCACCGGCGATCATGCATACAAAGTAAGCCGTTGGAGGATTCTAAAGGAGTCAATCCTAAGATTCGCATCAACAGCACGTAACGAATTACGAGACGAACATTTCGATGTGGCGGCGGAGTTCCTAACTCAGGTGGAGGCAGAAGCCTTCCTTACCCGAGGTGCAGAAAACGAAGCCGATAACGTAGAGTACAAGTCGACTGGTCTCCACAAGGAAGAATTCGGTCAACTTCTATTCCCGTCAATCGAGAACTGGACTGTCATCAAGCTCACGGTAACACCGGAGATCGAGACAACAGGCCTTCCTCAGCCACAAAAAGCACATCGTTCTTGGGTGGGCATCACCAAAGCACCACTCCCCCGTGAGAGGGAATACACGATCAAGGAGGTTACGGTTTACCACGACACCCCTATTTTCCGTGTATCCAAGTACGACACACCCTGTTGGCAAAAGCCAGGATTTAAGTCCTTACCTCTAAAGGTTCGGAACCAACTCCAAGCTGACGACGAACAGGCTGTCGATGCATTCAAGAAGTTCGGGCAGGTGATAGAGGCGGTAGTCACTGGAATAGTGACCGCACGACAATACCCCTCAGCTCCGTTCAGACGACGTGATCCTACTGACCGCAAGGTAAAAAAGTCCGGCCTTCGCCGGTTCGACCTTAGCCTTCAGGAAGACGCGTACCTCTATGAATGGATATCACACGCGACATGGTGGCTCGGAGATTACTTTTCAAGTAATAACCACGACATCGATGTCCTCGTAAGATTACTCAAGGAGTCGTCAAGCGAGATGCGGGTACTCTGGCAATGGCGAGAGAACCCGCACCCTAAACTCAACGAATTTAGCAGGATACTAGTGAAAGTGATTAACGCTCTATCGGAAACGGTAGAACACCAATCAGAAGCCACATCAGTACACATGGATGGGGAAGTTTACTATCTAGCAAGCTACCCACTCACAGTACTAGGCTATCTCTCACGTTCCCTACCTCGACCATCTGCAAAGAAGGTTGAGGCCGATGTCTGGGATACCTACGAACGGTTCCGTGATCCTATAAGGATTAAGGAACAGACCGTAGAAGAAATCCGACAATGGACCCGAGACTTCTACAAGGATGCCCCGGACCCGTCCACCTGCAAGAAAGCCGACCCACGAGTGGGTGGCTCGCTAGAGAGGGCCAGGTCCAAGGGTGGGGTAGTTAACTTACTAAGTCAATACTACCGCACCGTTTCGAAGTCGTCACCAGACGACCTACGAGGGGCAGGGTTACCAAGGACAGCCACATGGAGAGAGAACTATAAGTACCCTCCCCTCGAGGCCGGTAGAATCAACTACATCCACGATGAGCACAACGAGTTCGCATGGAACATCGCTCGTGATCTCTTGGATCCCTACATAACCCATGCGCATGTTTGCAAACGTGAAGATTGCCAGGAACCCGCACAACACCTCCCCATGATGCCTTTCGGCATTGGTGAGTTAGGCGGAAAGACAAGAGTCCCCTGTATAACTTCCGGTTTGCTAAACATACTTTGCACCCCAATTCGAAAATCGATGTTCTCGATAATCAAGAAAGACAAAAGATGTCGTTTCCGGATTAAGGGTGCAAATAACGTGTCAATGTTGAAAGGATTCCTCCAAGAACTCGATGAGTCTGATTACGTCCATTCTGGAGACATGACCGTCAGCACGGATAAGTTCCCTATGAAGTTTATGGAAACGGTGATCCAGGAGTTGCCCTACACACAAGAGTGGAAGGACTGCGCCCTGTTATGCACCGGACCATTCTTCATGCTCAGCCCGGATGACGAATTCACCGACCATTCGGGGCAACGGCGTGAAAACGCCGTACAACCCGAATGTCGTAACAACCCGTTACCTGCAGCCGAGGGGAACGACCTACTCCACATCCATCCTAACGAGAAGTATCTCAGTATGCTTAAGCGTATTGGGAACCCTCGTCGTGATGAGATGTTTAAGGAGGCCAACCTTACCCGATCCAACCCAAAGGTTAGTGTCGTCTTCAATGTAAAGGGTGATACCCTAGCAGAGAAGTACGACATACCACAATGGGAAGGACTTACCTACAGACCCGACGCGTTTGATAGCCAAAAGGATGTCAAATATCGTGACGGGCCTGCATGGGTTTATGACGAATTCTTTGGAAGGGACAAAGACGCTCTCAATGAGGACCAGTTATCCGAATTCCTCCAAAAGAACTCATCACGGGTTAGCGACATGACCGCATCCTCTGGGACCCAACTCTTCGCGTTCGCGAATAATACACCAACTGGTATGTTACCGCAAAACTACGAGGAACAGGAAGCCTGGAGGAGCAATCGGCTTGACAGGCCGATTGGATCCAATCCACATGACTGGTTTTACTCGAATGCCCAAAAGACAATCGTGGATTACCGAGTCAAAGATAGCATCTCGGATTTCGAGAAGCATGCTGGTATTGGATACGACATCCACGACCAACCGGTGAACACCGATCGGCCGGCTCCGCAGCGACACCTTTTGTGGCCCACAGTGGGCGGGTGTCTCGACACGGTGCCAGGGCGTGAGAGTGAGTACAAGATAGACGGTTGGCCCTACAATAGGGAATCCGTCTGGCTCGACGAAACTCAGTACGCGACGTGGAATCCCCAGATGTACGAAACACCTAAGGATATTGTCCGTGAATGGCTACACTCGATGCAAAATTACACCGAGTTCGGCATGACAACGGAACAATTGTCTAACGGTGAGGGCTCAGGCCCTGCCTACCTGACCCGAGTCGGATTGCAGATGAGTACCGCGTGTAGCATAAGTATGCTATACAGCTATAATCTATTCTGCGATTCCTACGCCAACAGCCAACCCCTTGCAAAGGGGAAAAGCTTGTTGTGCGGAGATGACTCTTTGAGATGCGGAAACGGAGTCTACATCGATGCGTATAAACGCAAAGCTGAAGAACTGGGCTCGCAATTCTCGGTCTGGAAGGATGTAACAGCCCGGAACTCCCGTGGGATGTTCACTGAGCTGTACATGCAAGAGCAGGAGGTCCTTCAGATTCCGAAACTGAAGACCGTCGTGAG